GTCGGGCGGCATGACGGGCTCAAACCGTGGCGACCGCTACATGTGGCGATTGCAGCCGGTTATCGACTTCCACGAGGAAGGCCGGCCGTTGCAGTTCAACGATACGCCCGCGACGCCTGCGACGGTGCCGCTGTTCGTCTACCACGCGCGCTTTCACAATAAGTCGCTGTGATACTTCGGCAATCAACTGCGGTGGATGTGCTTATCGGGCCATTCCTTGACCTGACGGACGGCGCGACGGCTGAGTCGGGCGAGACCCCGACCGTCAAGCTGAGCAAGAACGGCCAGGCTTTGGCGGCCAAGTCCGATGTCACCGTGCCGCTGCATGACGCTGACGGGTATTACAACTGCGAGCTTGACGCGACCGATACCGGAACTGTTGGTACGCTGGTGCTGACCGTTGCCAAGTCCGCCACCGCGCTGCCGGTTCGCCATGAGTTCCAGGTAATGGACACGGCGGCCTTTGATGCGCTGTATGCCGATGCCGCCCTTGGCTACGTCGCTAACGCCCCGGTGAGCGTGGCGCAATGGAATGGCTCAAACGTGGCGACCCCAAGCGTTGCGGGTGTTCCCGAGGTCGATGTGACGCACTTCAACGGCACGGCAGGCACCTTTGCTGCTGGTCGGCCGGAAGTGAACACCACGCACGCGGCGGGTACTGCATGGGGCAGCGGGGCGATTACTGCCGCATCGATTGCAGCGGACGCTATTACAGCGGCGAAGGTCGCAGCCGACGTCACGACGGAGATACAGTCCGGGCTCGCGACTGCTGCGAACCTGTCAACACTGCAAACAACGGCCGATGCAATTCTGGTCGATACGGCAGAAATCGGCGCGGCTGGCGCGGGCCTGACGAATATCAACCTGCCTAATCAGACGATGGATATAACCGGCAACATCACCGGCAATCTGTCCGGCTCTGTGGGCTCTGTAACGGGTGCTGTTGGGTCGGTCACTGGCAACGTGGGCGGTAACGTCACTGGCTCCGTTGGTAGCGTTGTGGGTGCTGTGGGTAGCGTTACCGGGGCTGTTGGTTCGGTAACGTCCGAAGTGACGGCCAACATCGCCAAGATCAACGGCGTAGCGATTACCGGAGACGGCAGCGGGACGCCGTTTAACGTTTGAGCCTCTCGATTGATGGCGTCTGGAAGTCTGGCGTATGGGCGCAGACCGTATGGGCTGACGGGGTTTGGTACGAAGGTCCGCCTGCCCCACCCCCCACAACGACAACGGTCGGCGGTGGCGGCAGAAAGCGCAAGTCTAGAAAGTACCCGCGCCGCGCAATGGTTCGGGGCATTCTCTACACCGTCCGCAGTCTCGAGGAAGAAATGGCCCTCGTGCAGGCCATGCTTGACCGGGCTGAGTATCAGGATGCTGTCAGCGTCGAGCCCGCAACGGCTGAGCCCGTCAAAGTCTTGCGCCGCAGACTCAAGAGAGTCGCATCCGAACACCAGAAATGGCTAGCCAAACTGAGAGCAGCGGATGAAGAAATCCTGCTGTTGCTGCATTGAACATCTTTCGTCCCGTACTGCGGGCAATATCCTTAATGGAGTCTCGAATCATGGCAACCTTGAGAGAATTACAGGAAACCGCCGATCAGGCATTGCTTGCTGTCCGCGCAGCCAACGACCGGGCTGACCGCTTGATTGCGGTATTGCGTGATGTTCGCGCGCAGCTTGCCGCAAATGGCTCCGACGCTGCCGGCCGTGCCGCTGTTCTGGCTACTTTGAAACAGGCGCTGGCCGAGATTGACGAGCAGAACGCGCAGAATGACGCGGCGGTGCAGGAATGATTAGGGGGATATTCGCTGGCGCGGTGGTGTTCTGTTTCCTGCTGTTTCTGGAAAACGCCGAAGCTGACCTGATTCACGGTAAGGACTATCAAAGCCCGAACGGCGATCAGGTGGTGCGCGTCAATTCCAGCGGCCAGATTACCCAGACATTGCAGGCTGGCGAAGATCAAACCAACGGCGTCATGAAAACAGAACAGCAGTTCAGCTACTGCGCGGGCATTGTTGCTGACGGCCAGTGCGGAAGCCCTGCAAGATTCCTCCACAGCGTGACATGCGCGGGCGATGACCCCGCCGCGACAGCCGGAAGCATGGCTATCCGCGACGCCACCGCAGCCGGTGCCGGGACGATTATCCAGAATGTGAACTTCGCGGGCGCTTACTTTGCCCCCGTCACGATGATTTTCGACATCGTACTAACAACTGGCCTATATCTCGACTTCACGACCACGGCCGACGTGGAATGCTCAGCGAGTTACCGCTAATGCGCGTCCTTCTACTGCTTTGTCTGGTGTGGGGGCAGGCTTGGGCGGAGACGCTTTGCGTTGTCCCGTCTGGCAGTGACTGCGGCACGTCAGGCGCAACCAAAACATTCACGGGCCTTGCCAATGTCGCTTGGCATACAAGCGACTTAGCCGACGAAGTAGACGCAGGCGACACGCTCTATATCTGCGGCGCGTTTACGGGTGAAACCCTATCGCTAACCAGCGCAGGCGGAGAGGGGTCGGTGGGCAATCCCATCACAATCAGCTTTGACTGCCCCGGTAATCCCGGCAGCATCAACCTTAACGGCGCGGTGGACTACGGAGTACTGCTGGGCGCAGGCACGGATTACATAACGATAGTGGGCGTTGCTGGTTCGTGGACGTTTACAGGCGCGAGCACGACTGTCAGCGGCAATCAATCTAGCTTCACGTCGCTGGATGGCAGCAATATTATCCTGACCGACGTATCGGCAAGCGGGAACACCGCAACGAATGGATTCCGAATTCGCAAGTGCCAGACCTGCACGATTACTCGGCCGGTTGTTACCGGAAGCCTGAATCATGGAATATTCATGCTCGGCGATGGCGGACGAAACGCCACAGACATCACGATCACAAGCCCTGTTATCTACTCTAATGGATGGCAAGCGATTGCGGTGCAAGGCTCGTCTGCGACCACAGACTTTCAGCGCGTCACCATCTCTGACCCAAACATCTACAGCAACGGAGACGGCCCTTATACCAAGTTCGCGAAGGACGTGACCATTTATGGCTCTACCGCGAGTGGGTGTCATATTTCCTACAACACCAACACGGCGAATGGGTCGGCAGAGGGCTACGGGGTAGGAATACAGCAGTCGGATAACGTCACCGTCTACAACTGCGAGATAGACCATAATCGCAGCGACGGGATAGAGGTCTGGGGCGATGTAACGGTCGGGTCTAGCAACGCGAGAATCTACCGGAATTATATCCACGACCACACCGGGTATGTGGACGACACCGGAAGTAACGGGCTTGAATGCAGAACGGGGTACTCGACCTGCACTTTCTGGTCAAACATTCTTGAGGGCAACACGAAGAATCTGCGTATTGGTAACAGCCCGTCAGGGGCGTCAGCGGCCTATAACAACACGCTACTTGGCGGCACTTATTGCGTCCGCGCGGTCGACTCCTCAGAGGTCGGAACCAACGCAACAACCGGATGGACCCTGACGAATAACATCTTCGCAGGCTGTACGAATTGGGTTTACACGGACGTGACTAGCGGCAACGGCATAACGCTGGTGAAAAATGACTATTACGGATCCGGCTCTGCGACATACGACAACACCGCATACACCAGCACCACGGTCAGCGCGATAGACTCGACTCGCCTTGATAATGTTGATCCCGCATGGACAGGCGGCACCTCCCCCACCACCGCCGCAGGCTTCCGCCTCACCTCCGGCTCAGCACTTCGCCGCGCCGGCAAAGACCTCAACATCGGCAACATTCAAGACGCTGGCAACCGCGCTTTCTTACACCCCCCATCGATAGGCGCATGTGAAGCAACAAGCGGTGACGCAGCCGCAGCGAGAACTGCAAGATAAACGGCAATCACTACCTAGCGGCGGTCATTAGTTCGACCCCGCTAAGACGAGACCAACGGGCTAGAGATAGCTCAGGAAAGGCAATGAGTAAAGATGACCTCGCGGCACTGCCGAAAGAAATCAGCCTTGCAAGGCTAGTCGATGCCTGCAAGAAGTGGAACGTTGATGTTCACGAAGTGGTAGCACTGGCCCTGACTGACGCCGCCCGCATGGATGAATCATCGGGCATTAACCAGCGCATTCAAGCGCAAATGGCCTGGAACATCATCGACAAGGCTGAGCCTAGCAAGAAGTCACTCGATGTAGACGCCAATATCAAGGGAGACCTCACGATTGGCATCGTCAGCTTCGCAAATACTACTGCCGAACAATTGGCTGCCGCGACCGTATCAGCTTCAGACATGGCAGGCGCTTGAGTCTGGCTGTAAGCGCGCTGTAGCCGTCTGGCATCGACGGGCAGGTAAAGACTCGCTCTGTCTGCATTGGACGAGCGTTGCCGCTTTCCAGCGCGTTGGGACGTACTGGCACATGCTGCCGACGATAGCCCAAGGCCGGAAGGTAATTTGGGACGGCATTACCAAGGACGGCGATAAGGTGCTGGACGCATGGCCAGAGCAATTGGTGGCCAAGCGCCGCAACGACGAGATGAAGCTAGAACTTGTCAACGGGTCGGTTTGGCAGGTGGTCGGGTCGGATAACTACAACTCGCTGGTGGGGTCTAATCCTGTCGGCGTGGTATTTTCCGAGTATTCGCTTGCCGACCCTGCGGCATGGGACTTTATCCGCCCCATTCTCGCGGAGAACGGCGGGTGGGCATTGTTCCCCTACACCCCGCGCGGGAAGAATCATGGCTATTCGCTCTATGAGATGGCCAAAGATAACCCCGAGTGGCATTGCTCACGGCTAACGGTGGACGATACGCAATCAATATCTCTCGATGTGGTGCAGTCCGAGCGGGATGCGGGCATGTCGGAGGAGATGATTCAGCAGGAATTCTACTGCTCGTTTGAGGCTCCGCTGTTTGGCTCTTACTACGCCACGCAAATGCTGAAGGCGGAGAAAGACGGCAGGATTGGCAATGTGCCGTATGACGAGCACGCCAAGGTCGAGACCTGGTGGGATCTTGGGATCGGAGACGCAACGGCTATTTGGTTTATCCAGCGGGTCGGGCAGGAAATCCACGCCATCGACTACTACGAGAACTCCGGCGAGGCGCTGAATCACTACGTCAAGGTGATGGCCGACAAGCCCTATATCTACGGGGATGACATCTTGCCGCATGACGCAATGCAGCGGGAACTGCAATCAGGGAAGTCCCGCCTTGACGCCCTCAAGGGGCTAGGTCGCAGGCCAATAGTGAAGAAGGCATCGAAGATTGAGGACGGCATCGAGGCTGTCCGGGCCATGCTTTCAAAGTGCTGGTTTGATTCCAAGAGATGCGCGCGAGGAATCGACGCGCTTAGGCAGTACCGCAAGGAAGCCTCGCCCGAACACTTGTGGCGAGCAAAGAACGAACCCGAATACCGAGACCGCCCTGTTCATGATTGGGCGTCTCATGGCGCAGACGCTTTCAGAACCGGCGCAATGCACAAGCCCGTCGATAACGACTGGGGCGCTCTCAAGTACGACAATAAAGGCATTGTTTGATGGCTAAAATGAAGGACGACGAAATACTCCAGATTTGTCTAGGAGAACTCGACTCGTCCGCGCCTACCGGAGACCTGTCTGCCCAGCGTAAAGAGGCGATGGATCGCTACCTGGGGGAGGATTACGGCGACGAAGTAGACGGCCGATCCAAGGTCAAGACCCGCGAAGTATTGGAGACCGTTGAGGGTTTGATGCCCTCGATCATGCGCGTGTTTGCGGATGAGGAAAATCTAATCATGTTCCGCGCCCAAGGGCCGGAGGATGAAGAACAGGCCGAACAAGAATCAGACGTAATCTCGCACATTTTCTGGAACGAGAATCGTGGGTTCTTCAACCTCTACTCGTTCTGCAAAGATGCCTTGCTGTCCAAGGCCGGCGTCCTGAAAGTCTGGGCAGATAAGTACGACTCCGAGGAACGTGAAGAATACAACGGGCTGGATGATATTCAGCTTGGCCAGTTGCTAAACGAGCCCGACGTAGAGCGCGAGGTCATTGAATACGAACTGACCGACCAAGGCCATAACATCGTATTCAAGACCAATTGGCAGACGGTCAAGATTTGCATCGAGCCCTTCGCGCCCGAGGAAGTAGGAGTCTCAAGTGACGCCCGCTCCCCGTATATCTGCGATGCTCGATTTTCATACGCCAAGCACAGAAAGACCATCGGTGAACTGGTCGGAGAGGGGTATGACCTAGAATTTCTGAAATCCCTGCCCGAAGATGACGAGACCGGCACGCAGGAAGTGCTGGCGCGTCGTAACCTGTCAGACGAGCAGACCATCGGCAACACGACCAGCAATATCATGATGCGCGTCGTGTGGGTCACTGAGTGCTATCTGAAGGTAGACCGCGACGGGGATGACATTCCCGAACTGCTGAAAGTCACCGTAGCCTCGGGCTCGTCCTATGGGGCGTCTGGCAAGTTGATGGACATCGAGGAAATCGACGCCGTTCCTCTTTTCGCGTCTCCCTCGATTATCACCACGCATAAGTTTCACGGACTCTCCGTCGCCGACATGGTGATGGACTTGCAGAAAATTCAGACCGTTCTGCTTCGTCAGGTATTGGATAACACCTACCTTGCGAACCAAGGGCAAACGGCTGCAAACAAGGATTACGTTCATATCGAGGACTTGTTGACCCGTCGCCCTGGTGGCGTTGTCAGGACTCGCGGAGAACAGCCTATCGGTGCGGTTTTGGCCCCGATGCCGTCGTCTCAGTTGCCGCCGCAGACCTTTGAGGTCATGGAAAGGCTGGACGAGAAGGTAAAGCGCCGGACAGGAATGGGCGACGAGGTTGCAGGGCTGGACGTTTCCGCCTTGTCTAACCTGAATACTGGCGTGGCTGCAATGGCCTTTGAAATGGCGCGCAGCAAGATTGAACTACTGGCGCGAATCATTGCAGAGGTCGGGCTTAAGCCTCTCTTTCATCACATCCACGAGTTGATGATGAAGAACGGCTACAAGAAAAAGGCCATGAAAATTCGCGGCCGGTGGGTGGATGTAAACCCCTCCGATTGGAAAACCCGCACCGACTCGGATGTGATGGTGGGTATCGGCAAAATCAGCCGCGAGCGCCGGATTATGGGCTTTGAGGCTATTGCCCAGAAGCAAGACCAGTTAGTAGCCGCCGGCGCGATGGGCTCGCTGGTGATGCCTTTCCACATTTACGAAGCGAATCGCCAGTGGGCGAAAGCGATGGGCTTTGAGCCGTCGATGTTCTTCCAAGACCCGCGACAGTTGCCGCCTCCACCCCCGCAAGCCCCGTCGATGCAAGACGAACTCATGAAGGCCCAGGCTCAGGCGATGATGCTGGATGGGCAGTCCAAGATGATGCGCGCCGAAAACGAGCGGCAGAAGTTGGAGCAGGACGCTAAGCGCCTAGAAATGGATGCGCAGTACAAACAGGCCGAGCAGTTCATGAAGGCCGAAGTGAAGCGGCTGGAAATGGAAGTCGTGCAGCACAAGTCTGAGGTTGAGGCCGGCGGAAAGATGGCCAGCATGGACGCGGCACGGAAGGCACAGCAGGCACAGCATGATATGGACTTGCTCGTGCTTCGGCTTGAGGAACTGAACAAGTCTCGCGACCGCGACCTTGAATACTTCAAGGTGGTCGCAACCATGCAAGGGAAACCCGAAAGCCCCGACGCCATGGACGAGATGAACGCAGAACAGGCCGAAACTGAGGCACGCGCCAAGGAAGAAAGCGACGCACAGGAAGTAGCCCGACAAGCCATCGAAGCCCAAAAGGAAATGCTCAGCCAGCACCGCGACGCCACGATGGTGAATCTGTTCGTGAAGATGCAGGAAGTGATGCAGGGGATGAGCAATCCCAAGGAAATCGAGTACGACGACAACGGGCTCATGGTGAAGATGGGCGGCAAGCCTGTAGCGCGCGACGAACAAGGCCGGGTGGTGAGAATTGGATAAAGACGACGAACTAGCCCGCCGCAGAGAGCGCGAGCGAGCCAGCAAAGCCAAACAGATTATCGACAATCCGTTATGGGATGAGGCGTGGATTGCGCTTGATGCCAAACTAACGGAAGCATGGAAGTCATCTCAGACCGGGATGGCGGAACGTAGAGAGCTTATCTACATGCAACTCAGGGCTGCCGCAGAGGTGCGCGGCCACATCGAAACCGTCTTGGAAACAGGACAGCTAGCAGAGATGCAACTAGATGAGCACAACCGAGAGCAGCATAATTGAGCGCATAAGCGCGCACCTTGCCCCGGAGCCGAAGAATGAGCCAGCAGCACAACCGACCGAAGCCGCAGCGCCAGATGCAGAGCGGGCAATCGAATCAGGTGCAGCGCCAGATGTCCGCGACGAGTCAGGCAATCCCGATGGAGCAGAACGGGATGACGGGGTTCTTGATAACGGGACCGAGCCCCTGGCAGAAGGCTCCGACGACATCGAGATCGGGGACCTCAACGGACTCGCCGAATACCTCAACGTAGATCCCGCTGACCTCTACAACATCGCGATACCGTTTACCAAGAACGGCCAGAAAGACGAATTTACACTCGGCGACCTCAAGGACAAGTATCAACGGTTCGAGGAAACCGAGGCGCTTCGGGCTGACGCACAAGCCCAGCGCGACGCCTACGAGGCGGGCGTACAGCAGGCCCAACAGGCTGCACAGGATTACGCTCTGCAAGCTTCGGCAATCGCTCAGGCAATGGAGCAGTCGCTGCTACAGGACTTCGGCCAAATCAATTGGCAAGCCCTACAGCAGCAGAATCCAGCGGAGTACATCCGCGCGCAACAGGCATTAGCCCAACGACAGAATCAGCTTCAGCAGATGAAGCAAGGCGCTTGGGAAAACATAGAGAAACAAAAGTCTCTATTCCAAGAGCAAGAAAACCACTTCAAGCAACAGCGGTTACTGCGAGAGCAGCAGGCGCTATTGAAGGCGGTTCCCGAATGGCGAGACCAGAAAGTTGCAGACGCCGAGAGGCATGAACTCGCACGTTACATGGTCGAGCGCGGTTACTCCGAGGAAGAAATCAACGCAGTCGATGACCATCGCGCGATCCTGTTAGTTCGGGATGCGATGAAATATCGGGCAATGGCTTCCAAGGGCGAGATAGCCGCAAAGAAAGTTATCAAGCTGGCAAAGAACATCGTCAAGCCCGGAACGAGGCAGACGGCCAGCGAACAAACCAACGACCAAGAGAGAGGCTTACGAAAGAACTTGAAGCAGACCGGCTCAGTTCAAGACGCTGCCGCGCTCGTTTCTCGTCGGCTCAAATTAGGCCGATAGGAGTAATAACATGGCCGCACCTACCGGCACTTTGCAGACTTTCCAGGCTATCGGCAATCGTGAAGATTTGTCCGACATCATCAACGACATCTCGCCGACCGATACTCCGTTTTACTCGAACGTAGGGCGCGGCAAGGCTTCTGCGCATTTGCATGAATGGCAGACTGACGCACTCGCATCTCCGAGCGCGACTAATGCCGTGATTGAAGGCGACGAGGCCACCACCAACACCGCTGTCCCGACGACTCGATTTGCGAACTACACGCAGATTCTGACCAAGGTGCCGCGTGTGTCCAAGACCCAGCGCGAAGTGTCATCGGCGGGCCGTCGTGATGAGCTCTCATACCAGATTGCGAAAATGGGCCGAGAGATTAAGCGCGATCTTGAATCCTCGCTGTGTTCGCGAAATGACGCCAATGCGGGCGATGGCGCTTCGGCGGCATTGATGGCTGGCTTGGGCGCGTGGCTGTTTGGAAACGTCGTGAAGCCGACCGCTAACAGCACCGGCACCACCGCCGTTATCACCTCGGGCGCTCCGACCACTCCCGTTTCGGCAGGTACGGCGGGCACCTTCATCGAATCGGACCTTAAGGCTTGTATCAAGCTTTGCTGGGACGATGGCGGTGATCCGGGCGTTGTGATGGTAAGCGCGTTCAACAAGATGGCCGCATCGGGGTTTGCGGGTATCGGTACGCAGTTCCGGCCGGCTGACCCGAATGGGTCGATGGCTCCGGGCTCCATCATCGGTGCCGCTGACCTCTACGTGTCCGACTTCGGAACCCACCAGATTGTTGCGAATCGGTTCATTCAGACGACCCCCGTCGGGTCGGAGGTCTACGTGCTCGACTTGGAATACTGGTCTGTGGACTTCCTCTACGGATTCACTCAGGAGCCTCTCGCCAAGACCGGCCTAAGCGACCGTGTGATGATTTCCACTCAGGTGACTCTCGCCGCATTGAACCCGAACGCATCGGGCAAGATCGGAAGCGTCACGGTTTCCTAACTCTCCGCTGCCAGTGACTTGAGGGGGCTTCGGCCCCCTCTCTTTTAAGAGGAAATGAAATGGCCAAGATGATGAAAACCACCC